GGACTTATACAATAGCTGAAAACTGGGGAGGACAGGTAAACTTCATGATACCATTAGACCGTAGTGGTTTAGCACAGTGCAGACGTATAGCTGCAAGACAAGAAGAGAAAATGAGGCTTGATTACGAGCTGGTTCGTGTGCTCAAATGTGCTGAATTACAACGAAAAGGTTTTATGTTAGCTGAAAATACACGTGTTTATGACATGTGTAACGATGTTGTCCCTATAGTTAAGTATGAAAAAGAAAAACAAGCTGCAGTTAAGCAGTATTTAAAAAAAACATGTACTCCTAAAGAGAAGTTTACACTTCCTTGGAAAGAAAAAGAGTACAATTGCCCTAAACAACCCACTAAAGTAAATGATTCTACTAATTAAGCCAATCCTACTCAAATTTGCAACTTCTGATTCAGTTAAAAAACTGATTGTTGACCTTTTAAAGAAGCTTGTTTCCACTACAGATAACAAAGTGGATGATAAAGCAGTAGAATTCTTGGAGAAACAGTTATTTCCTAAAACATAATGGCTAAAAGAGCTACGGAAGAACAGTTTAACGAGCTACATCGGCTCGTTACAACTGAATTCCTTAAAAGAATAAAGAGTGGAGAAGCTTCCGCTCATGAATTAAAAGCAGCCTGTGATTGGCTAGTTAAAAATGATATCAGTGGTATTGCATATGAAGGTAATCCATTGGATAAATTGGCAGCCGTAATGCCTAAAATCGACCCAGACCTTGTACAACGGAGATTATATGGCAAGCACCAGCACGAGGTACTATAGGGCTAACCCTAAGGCAAAAGCTAGGAAGAATGCCTATCAAAAAAAGTACAACAGATCTAAATTACAAATACGAAATAGGACTAGACTAAATGCCGAAAACAGAAGGCGAGGAACCTATGGTAATGGCGATAACTTGGATGTCTCGCATAAACAAGGCGGGGGCACCAAACTTGAAGCCCAATCCAAAAACCGAGCCAGAAACCGAGGTAAAGCCAAAGGATGACACCCCTACTACCAACCCCTAAACATTATCTATACAATCTAATAACCATGACAAGTCCCGACGCTAAGAAGCTCTGGAGAAGAGCTGTTAAAGAGCACTTTAATTGTCAATGCGTTTATTGTGGAAACCATTATGAAATCAATCAACTTACACTCGATCATGTTAAAGCTAAATGCAACGGTGGAGAAACAATTACAAAGAATATGGTACCAGCTTGTAGGAGATGTAATCAGGAAAAAGGTAGTAGACACTGGAGGGACTGGATGAGAGATACGTTTGGATACAAACCGTATAGGGAGGAACTAATTTTATCACACATTAACTAACTATGGCTAAAAAAGATGAGGAACTTCAAGATTTAGTAAGAGGTGGTAGTGCAAATCCATATGGAGATGGATCTACTGATGCTTTTATTAGACGAAGAGGAGCACTCCAAGCAAATGTAGATGACGCTAAAGAAAGCAGAAGAGTTGCTTGGCGTAAATTTATGGAAAGGAAGGGTTATAAAGTTGACGGTAGTGACAATGCTTACACAACTAGCGGTAAATTTGTACAATCATTTGAAGGTTCAGAAAAAGGAGAAGCCTTACAAAATCAAATAAGGAAAATAGATTGGGATGAAGAACAAAACCAAGTACCACAAAAAGATCCTGAAAAGGGACGTTATAGCAGTGATGTAAAAGAACGTACACAATCTTTTATGGCACGTATGGCAGATGGTCACGAACCTACAGAGGATGAATGGGAAGTATATTTACGTGATATAGAAGGTATATACGGTGGTGTAAGGATGCCGACAGGTGAAGACACAACTGATGAAGATCTACAAGACTATCCTGAAATCATTCAAGGAACCAGTGACGGTGTTTATGTAGCTAATGTAGAACGTGCTGAACTTAATCGAAAACAGAAAAAAGAACAAGTAGAATTAAATAATCGGCAATATCTTAAAGAAGTTTCTTGGGATGGTATGAATAGAACTTATACCAGTGATTATAGGGAAGCTGTTAAGAATGCTGCAGGTTGGGCACGATTTTATGATGAACCAGATGAAGCTGGTAATCCTATAGAACGTTCAGATGTCTTTACCATAGATCCAGCAACAGGTATGCCAGTTGGTGTTATGGGTAGATCTCAACGTAGGAATTGGGATATGAAAAGGCATCAAGATAAAATAAAATCTACACTAACTGATGACCAGAAAGGTGCTATGGAAGATTCAGGTAGAACCGCAGCTGAAATAAAAGCAATCCATAGTGAGGATGGTTTAGAAACTGTGATAGGCGGTGAAGATCCTTCTGCTACTACTAAAAAGGTTACAGAAAATATTGATAAGACGTTAAAGAAAGATAATAACGACGACGATGACAATAAAATTATAGGTAAGTAGCCATGGGTGTTAAAGGAGTAAAGGCTGATGCCTTAGATATTTATGAAAGAATGCAATTAGATATTGCTTCTTTTGAAGGTAGGTTTGGTGAAGCAGGTAGTAACCTTGATAGATTATACCAGAGATTGGTTAATCTAGAAGCTGATGAATTTAAACGCAAATCTGGATTTGATAGAGATGTACTTAGCATTAGAAAAGCTGGAACACCTATTACTAAAGAAGTTAAAGAAGCTTTAAAAGTAAAACATGGTCTTACAAGTACTAATCTTTTAAAAAAAGTAAGAAGAGCGTTAGGTTCAATGACATCTATCAATCCTGAGGTTGTTGGAGATCTAACTGAAAAATTATTGAGTGGTAATTATACAGACAGAGAAGTAGCTGCAGCATGGCGTACTTTCCATGAAACAATAGAGCAAATGGAAAACGCTGGGTATAAGGTTGGTCACCATGCTATTAGCTTAAGTTTAATGAGAGAACCATTAAAAACTTTACCTAGAGGAATGCAAAATCAAGTTTTAAATATACTTGAACAAGACTATGGATACCAGTTTGCAGAACCCGGTATGAAATATGTCAGTCCTTTGGCACATGAACCAGCTCAAATAGGTAAAACCCGAAAGCCCGGAAGCTATAAAACAGGATTACGTTTAGATTATCAAGAGGCATTCGGTGGTGCAGCTAGTGTAGATGAAGTAAACCCTAATTTACGAGCCTTACTAGAAGAAAGAATGGCTCATGCTGAACGGTTTGGAGGTACAAAAGGTTTTGGTAAACAAGCTACTCAAGCGATTAAAGGTGAAACAGATCCAGCTAAAATAGCTGCTAAGCTGCAACCTTTTATTGAAGTTGAATTAGCTGGTACTAGACAAGGTTTAGAGACTACTAAAACTATATTTAGTACTGGTTTTAAAGATGGTAAGTTTGTACCTGAGAATTGGAAAGAAGGTGGTAAGGTAGAGCAAGCATTAAATAAATCTGAGATTATTCTACCTAATAAACAGAAAATGAAGATCAATAATGAATTATATCTTCCACCGAATGCTAGAAGTAAAATACCTTCAAAAGTCCTTAGTGAAAAATATGCTATGTTTAAAGATGAACCATTAACAAGTTATGATTTCGATGCGTCAGAAATAGACCTCAAAGCTGCTAAAGTAGCTGGTGGATTGCGTAGATCCGAAGCCTTAGGTAATGTAGTTGTCGGAGCTGCTACAGGTAACGTAGCTCAAACTGTAGCTGGAGGTGCTGGAGTAATTATGTCTGATGAGAAAGTTCAAAAACGTATAGCCAAACAATTAGCAAAACTAGCTAAAGAACGTGCTGGTAAAACAGCTGCTAAATTTGTCCCCGGTCTTGATGTTGGTATCTCTGCTGCAGAAGCTTATAGCTATGCTGCCACAGGTAACTACGGTCAAGCTGCTGTAGCTGCTTTAAGTGGTGCTGTAGGTTGGGTTCCCGGTTGGGGAGATGCTACTTCTGCTGCTTTAGATACATGGAACTTCGGCAAGGATACACAGAAGATCTATAATCAATATAAGAAGGCTGGTTTAACTAACGTTGATTTAGAGTTAGATGATATCGCTGACTTTGATGGTAAACCGTCAAGAAGGTGGTTGAAATCTTTTAGATAACCAAACACACATGAAACACATTACAACCCCCTTGGAGGCGATTTAAACTATGGCTGGTAAAAGACCTGAAGCACTGACTAATCCTGCTATGGATGCTACATTAAAAAGACTCGGACTTACTATTAGAGATTTGATAGAGGCTGAAGAAAGAATGAACAAACATGGTAGTGGACGTTTCAATGTAAATAGAATGTCTAGTATTAAAGATATTAAAAAGAAAAACGAAAAGAAAACTAAGAAGAAAACTAGAAACGCATGAAGTCCGTCGTAACCGTCCTCCAAGAGGACTTTAAGCTGTTCTTACAAGCCCTCTGGGAACAGCTCGACCTTCCTTCCCCAACCCGTGCTCAATATGCTATCGCAGACTATCTTCAGAATGGACCTAAACGTCTTCAAATCCAAGCTTTCCGTGGAGTTGGCAAAAGTTGGATCACAGGAGCCTTCGTCCTCTGGACTCTCTTTAAAGATCCTGAAAAGAAGATCATGATCATATCTGCCTCTAAAGAGAGAGCAGATAACATGTCAATCTTCCTACAGAAACTAATTATAGAAACACCATGGTTAAAACACCTACAACCAAAAAGCGACGAGGCAAGATGGTCCAGAATCTCCTTCGACGTACAGTGTTCGCCTCATCAGGCTCCCAGCGTAAAAAGCGTTGGTATTACTGGACAACTTACTGGTTCCAGAGCCGACCTGATGGTACTAGACGATATCGAAGTACCCGGAAACTCTATGACGGAGTTAATGCGTGAAAAATTACTTCAACTCTGTACAGAAGCTGAATCTATCCTCACGCCAAAAAACGATTCTAGGATTTGCTATCTTGGGACTCCTCAGACTACCTTTACTGTTTATCGTAAGCTGGCTGAGCGTAACTATCGTCCCTTTGTTTGGCCCTCCAGATATCCCCGAAAAGACAAACTTAGTCAATATGAAGGACTCTTAGCACCTCAAATAGTCGAAGACTTAGAGACTGGTGCATTAGAGTGGCAAGTAACAGACCCAGACAGATTCGACAATGACGACCTAATAGAGCGTGAAGCAGCTATGGGTCGGTCTAACTTTATGCTTCAGTTTCAACTAGATACTTCATTAAGTGATGCAGAGAAATTTCCACTTAAAATGGCTGATCTGGTTGTTACCAGCGTTAACCCTGAATCTGCCCCAGATCAAATCGTATGGTGCTCCGATCCCCAAAACGTTATCAAAGACCTCCCAACCGTTGGACTACCGGGAGATTATTTTTACTCTCCAATGCAGCTTCAAGGAGAATGGACAGGATATACAGAGACTATATGCTCCGTTGATCCGTCGGGTAGAGGAACGGATGAGACAGCAGCAGCATTTATATCCCAAAAGAACGGGTACCTATACTTGCATGAAATGCGAGCATATAGGGACGGATACTCCGACAACACATTGCTCGACATACTCCGAGGATGTAAAAAGTATGGAGTAACAAAACTAGTCATCGAAACTAACTTCGGTGACGGTATCGTAGGTGAACTATTTAAGAAACACTTACAAAACACTAAACAAGCAATTGATGTGGAGGAAATACGTGCAAATGTCAGAAAGGAAGATAGGATTATTGATTCTCTTGAGCCTGTCCTTAATCAGCATCGTCTCATTGTCAATCGAAGTGTCATTGAGTGGGATTACAAATCCAATTCAGACGAGGCACCTGAACTCAGACTAATATACATGCTATTCTACCAAATGAGTAGAATGTGTCGTGAGAAAGGTGCAGTTAAACACGACGACAGATTAGACTGCCTTGCTCAAGGTGTGAAATACTTTACAGATGCAATGAGTATTTCAGTCAATGAAACCTTACGAATTAAGAAACAAGAAGAGTGGCAAGATCTTATGGATGCTTGGGCAGATGATCCTCAACAAACCGCTAATCACATGGTTTTAGGGTTTGATTTGGACCAGCGGCGTAAAGCAAGACAACAAAAAGGCAAATCCTCGGTACCGACTTGGGTTTGAGCGGTCACTCATCTA